TACTGACGTAGAATCTAGGTACCAGTGGGCGTTTAAATCCAGATCGTAACCGTTATGTGTTGGGTGGAATCCATCAGACGGCTGAACTTTCATGATGCGCCGCGTCTGCGTCTTCCGGCCGTCGAGGATGGCGCGAACCATCTCGCCGTTAAAAATCATTCCGCGCTCTTTCATGCTGCCACCTTCTTATTGTTCATCAACTCAGCAATTCGCTGAGCCTTTAATGGGTTTTTGATAACCTTTCTGCCTGGCACAATCCATCCGCAACGAAGAGATGAATAAACCAGCGTGATGCTACCGACGCTGATGTTGTCGTGAGGGTTAGTCATACACCACCCCGCGACATCCGATCCCTGCGTATTCACCACGGCGCAGGCCGTTACCTTTCGATATGCACTGATCGCGGCGTATCGCTATTCTGGCGCGTTCAACTTCACCGACTGCTGCATCCATGCACAGAAACCAGAGTCTGGCCGCAATGCGGTACTGGCCTTTCGATTCACGCTCAACTGCGCGTTTTTCTACCTCCATCGCTGCCGGGGTTACGGCGACTACTTTTGACGCCTGACGCTGAGACACATAGTTCAGGTGATACTTTTCAAGACGGGTTAATTTGCTCATCGGATCCAGCCTTCTCTGAAAATTACCGCCAGCAGATACAGCCAGGCGGAAACAGCGGTCAGGAATAAGTACCATCCTGACCATTTTTCCCAGTGCCTGATCAGCGCTGTCATGCGGCGTTACTTACTGGGCGGTAAACTCGCTGATCAACCGGCGGCTTTTTTCCGGTGAACTCTGCCGGGCTGGTAGCCTGACGTTCATCAAGCCAGTTCTCAACCTCTTCAGCGTTCCATGCACAGCGCTTATCAGTGATCCAGAAACGCTGCGGGAACTCGCCATTGCGCTCCATGCGGTCAATGGTGCTCATAGATACCGGCACCACTGCCATCAGTTCCTTTTTGCCAAATGCTCTTTTCATCATTACCTCTCTTGCATTTGCGACGCGCGCGGCGCCACGGTGGTGGTTACATCGGTACTTCGTTCAGTTCGTCACAACGGATGGTGTAAACGTCAGTTGCTTTTGCCAGCAGGTCATCATCACCAGCCAGTTTCTGAGCAACGTATTTGTACGCTTTGTCCAGGTCAGCCTGGGTGTTGTAGTTCATCGCCGCGCCTGAAAATGCGTGCAGAATCTCTTCAGGGCCGCGATCGTCTTTGTGCTGTTGACGATCTTCCTGCTTCTGCTCTGGCTTTGAGTTGATCAGGCTGTTCATACCTTGAGCCGTTGCCGCCGGTGGCGTGATGTCGCGCTCAACACGCGGTGTTGTCTCCTGCAATTCGTCAGGGGTGTAAACGCCGAGCAGAACATCAGGGGCATGCAGGCGAGCCCAGCGCTTAACGCACAGATAAGCAAGCTGCTGACGTGGATCCTGTTCCCACAGTGGAGAGTTACGGACACCGGCCTGAGCCATGCTGATGGTAAGTTCACGCGGCTCTGCTTCGCCTTTCAGCACTGCCGATACTGTTACGGTCAGTGATGGAGATTTGTCGCTCTTACCATTCACCTTTGACCAGTCGCCGTCCCAGCGGTAATTCAGGCGGGTGGCCAGAAGATTAGAAGATGACACAACCGCGTTTACTAGCTGCGCTTCATAGCCCAGCGTGCCATTAACCACGTGCGTCTTCTGCGCAACAGCGAACGGGTTCATGCCCCATTGTGCTGCCTGCATGGTTACAGCCAGGCAGTCAGCAGGCTTACCAGCAAGGTGCTGAGGAACTGTTGCTTTACTGTCTGCCATCAGGGTTGCGAAACGCACCAGGCGGTCCATACCCTCAGGACTGAAGATTGCAGCAGCGGTGCCGACGGTAGCGCCTGGCTGTGATGTGATTGCGATATCGTTGCTCATACGTACATATCCTGTTTGCGTGCCCATTCAGGGCGTTTAATAATTTCCACGCCACCCCATTCATCGCTGATGCGGCATTCGTGATAGGTGTTCAGATCCCGGCGGAATAACTGGTGCCCGGCGTCAACGTCCGGCGCATCCAGTTCGAACACGCGGACCGGGTATCGACCGCAGTCGATGGTTTCGCTCACAGCCAGGAAGAAGAATCCGTGTGGCTGCCCGGTTACTTTCAGTGCGCCTTCGCGGTACATGGCGTCCTGGACGTGATAGCGGAATTCCTCGATGTGACGTGCAAAGCGATCCATGTCTGCAACCTTTTTCACATCGACGATCACGTTGTGCTCATTCAGCCATTTATCCGGGCGGATGCGGCACAACTCGCCAGTCTCATCGTCGTTCCAGTACATCGATGCTTCACAGTGGCCTGGTGCATCCAGCATCCAGCGCGCCGCCGGATGAGCCATTGCACTGTCGCGCATCAGTTTCAGTTTCCGGCCCTGTTCGGCATCCATCACCGTCATACCCATACCGGCAACATCGCGCAGGAACGCTTCTTCGTCGGCTTTACCCTGGTTGGTACGGCGGTTGAACTGTGGAGCCACGATGAAACGCTTATCGAATTCCTCCGGCTCAAGCAGCAGGCAGTGCAGCGCAGTACCCATGTCCAGTGCGGATTTCTTCTCTTCATCTTCCGGAGCAGCTTTCACCCATTTCAGAAGGGCAGGGTTCTTGGCCACCATATCCAGTTGTGACTTACTCACGCCGTCACCGGCGTGGTAGTGCTCGTTGCTGATGTCGAAATAGATGCCGGTATTCATGCCGCATTCCTTTTGCTGTCGATCTGGTCAGCCAGGTCAAGACGGGCGATGACGCCAGTTAATTCACGTTTAAACGACGACATAAGCTCTTCGAAATCATCGCTTTCAAATGCCGCCTCCATCACCTCATAACGAACGCCGGCACGGAGAATTGCCCGCTTGAATGACTCTTCCATTTCGCAACCAGCGACTGCTTCGATCAGCTCAACGTGGCGGTCGTACAGTTCAGATGACAGCTGGTAGTTATTGCTGAACTGAGATGCTATTTTTTTCAGGTTATTGAATTGCTGAATGTGCATAGCCACCTCAGTAGTTAATGGTTGTTGCTGGAACTTTCCCGCGAGCGATGGCGACAACACATGCCTTCGCCCAGTCATCAGGAATACCCTGGTCAATTAGCGCTTGGACCGCAGCAGCATTAATGGCCCGACGGTGCTCTACATCAGCAGCGCGTGCTGCTGCTTCATCAGCGATTCGCTTCTCTTCAGCCAGGCGAGCAGACTCTTTTGCTTCTGCTTCACGTTTGATTCGATCTGCTTCTTCCTGAGCCTTGCGTTGCTCAGCTGCGATAGCCTCCTGCTTTTCGCGTTCTGCCTTTTCAGCAGCTTCTTTTGCTTCCTGCTCGGCGCGTTCCTGTGCTTGCTTAGCCAGTAATTCAGCCTGAGCTTTTGCTGCAATCGCATCCGCTTCGCGCTTCTGAGCAGCAGCCAGTTCAACTGCTGCCTTCTCTTCAGCTTCACGCCTGGCCTTTTCTTCCGCCTGGCGCTTCAACTCTTCTTCATGAGCAATGCGCTGGCGCTCTGCTTCTTCTGCTTTCGCCTTCGCTTCTCGGTCGAATGCGTCGTTCATCAGCAGGGCCATCTCGTGATCCGCTTCGAACTTGGCAGCCCGCTCCTGATCGAACTTGATGTTCATCTCCAGTGCTTCGGCGTGCAGCACATTCATGGCTTCTTCAGCCTTGATGCGTTCCTGCTCGGCCTCCCATTCGGTAAGTGGGCGGCGAACCTCATCGCGCATCTCATCGCAAGCTGATACAAATCGACGCAGTTCAGCCTCAGCAGGTTTGACGGCTTCTTTCAGATGACGAAGGTAATCGCGGCCAGGCTTTTCAACTGCTGTTTTACTGCGAGAAACTTGTGCTGCCAGAGATGCAATGCGGGCACGACCTTTGGCAGTGCTCAGGTCAGGAACTTCGTTAACGCTTTCGCGGATCTGTTCGAGGAACTTTTCCAGGCCGTTTTCTACGTAAATGCTTGGCGCCATATCTGGCGCAATTTCGATAATTGCTAATTCGCTCACTTGCTCACCCCCATATCCATTTCCGTTTTTACCGCCAGCTTGCTGACGAATACCCAGTTCATTGCTTCACCCAGCGTGCGGAACTTCCAGCTCATCAGCCCGCAAGCTGTAACGCAGTACCAACCGTTGATGACTTTCCACTGCATATGAACCTCTCTATTACCATTTTGGTAATACATGAAGATGCAGGAAAGCCACGAAGTGGTGGTTTCTGCCTGAGCGATGCGCTCGCGTATTACCTTTTGGGTAATAATCAGATCAAAAAGTGATTGTGTCAATAGGTATGACGAGAAAAAATTACCATTTTGGTAATTATATGAGGTGCGAGCTTACCGCCATCGGGCAGGTAAAGCGTCAGAATGGCGGGGGATTACTTGCTTTTGTTCTGCTCAAACACGAAGTTGATGAATGAGGTGATCTTGTTTTTCTCTTCCTGCGGCAGAGCTGCATACATCCGGTGGTCATAGTCGATAACACCAGGAGCACCCACGGGAATAATCATCTCGTATGCTTCATGCCCGAACGCGCGCGCCAGAGAGGAAAGAACGCCGATAGTTGTGCTGACTTCCGCTTTCATAATCCGGTTAACTGTGGCCGGGCCAATACCAGCTGCAACAGCAACTTTCTTTTCGGACGTCATTTCCGTGTTCTTTCTCATCCAGGCATTGAGCGTGGCTGCAGCCTGCTTCTCTACAGTCCATTCACCATCGTCGGCGGCAGGAATAAAGATATCAGCCTGTACTGCGTCCAGTTCGTGATCGACATCAAGCCAGAACTTTTCTTTGCGCGCTGCTTCTTCAATGATGCGTGCGGCATTTGGTCCGATGTTTTTGATGCCAGTGCACCACCGGTTGACCAGGTTCTGCGAACGCTTCACCCGTTCGGCAAATCGCAACTGGGTATCATCGAAATCCCGGCGAATGATTTCGTTAAGGTTTTTGCGTCTTATGTCATAAATACTTTTCATAGCTATTGTATTTGTCCATTTAATGTTACCTAACTGACTAAATTTAAATGAATATTACCATAAAGGTAAAGTTACCATAACGGTAATAATCATTGATTTTTTCACCAGAAAGGTAATAATTCAGATATGAATAGACAGGCTGAGATAAGCAAAATATGAGTGACGAAAAAAAATTTGATTTCAAAAAGCACTGGCTGGGACTGTCTCCTGATGAGCGTGAAGCATTTGCAGATGAGGCCGGAACCACCAGACATTACATCCAGACGCACCTGACCGGGCGCCGCAAGATGCCTGGTAAGCGACTGATGGACGGACTGTTTAAAGCATGTCGTTCCCGCGAATGGACAAAGTCTAAACCTGAATTAGTGCTCTTCTTCTACGACCGATAATTCCCCTGAACCCATCAATGCCGCCATCCCCTGGCGGCTCCTTCCTGCATAAAACACCTTTCTGGTAATAAAAAACCATATACGGTTGATCTTTTTTTCTTCCTGCATCAAAATCATCGTAATAGTAAACGTTAATGAGGTTGTGCAATGGAGATTATTACTCGCCTTGACGCTGCAAAGGCAGGTCTTAAGCGTTATTACACCGGAAAACAGTGTAAGCATGGTCATGACAGTGAGCGCTACGTTTACAACGGGCACTGCGTTACATGCGCCATCAACACGAGCCTGCGCCGCCAGGCAGAAATAAAGCAGCTCATGGCCGAAGCCAGCCTGCAACACTCAAGCTGACGACAGGTATTTACCATGAGCAGACACGCAACAGAGTGGGCATGGAAAACAAATCCGGGAAGCTCATCACTGAAACTCATCCTGCTCTCGATGGCTGATCGAGCCGATGAATACAACCTGTGCTATCCAAGCATCGAACGCCTGGTTACCGACACGAGCCTGAATAAAAAAACAGTTCAGGCTGGTCTTATTTCGCTCATCGGAATGGGGCTAATTTCAGATACAGGAGAAAGAAAAGGGGCAACAAGAAGGGTCCGGGTTTTCTCTTTAAACATACCCAAAAACGGTAATGTTACCAATATTGGGAATATACCCAAAAACGGGAAGTTGAATGATCCCAAAAACGGGAAGTTGAATGATCCCAAAAACGGGATGCAGAACCTATCAATTAACCAGTCATATAACCAAGAGAAGAAGAGGGGCGATAAAGCTGGGTATTTAGTGCCTCAGAGGGCAGACACCAACAACGCCGTGATTAACAACTCTGTCCCTCCTGGTGGACTGGGGCAATTCGGGAAATTTGTCATGCATGAGCACTGGTCACCATCGGATGATTTCCTCCGGGTGTCTTCATTGCAGGGCATTAACCTGGATTGCCAGCCAACACCACAGGAGCTTGCAGAGTTCAGGGTTTACTGGATGGCCGAGGGTAAGGCTTTCCACCATGCGCAATGGGAGCAAAAACTTGCCAGACGTCTGCAGATCAGCAGACAGAACAAACTGACCTCACCTGAAAACAACGTACCGCACTGGAACAGTCCAGAGGCGTGGGAGGATTTCCTGTGAATAACGTATTTACCGCCATCCAGAACCGAGACGGTGAGGCTATGGCCAGCTTAACCGGTTCAGACCGTCAATATGCAGGTAGCGACAACGTTGTGAACATCACGGCAGAGCGCCTTGTAGATGCCCTGTTTAAACAGCTTAAGCAGCTATTCCCGGCAGCTGAGCAGACCAACCTGAAGACTCCAGCGCAGGAGACAGCAGCAAAGCAACAGTGGATCGCGGCATTCGCCGAAGGTGGCATCCGCACCCGCGAGCAGGTGTCGGCAGGGATGCGACATGCCCGTGCCAGTGAATCACCGTTCTGGCCTTCGCCTGGGCAATTCATCAAGTGGTGCAAAGACAGCAAGATGGTTCTGGGGATCAGCATTGATGACGTGATGGGGGAGTTTCACCGTTACGCCAAAGAGAAAAGCCTCCAGCCTGGTGGACCAGAGCGGTTCCCGTGGCGTCACCCGGTTATGTACTGGATTGTGTGCGATACCCGCAGGGCGATGTATCAGCGCCAACTGAGTGAGGCTGAAGTTGAGAAGCATGCTCGCAAGCTGCTGGATGAATGGTCGGCAAAAGTGGCATCCGGTCACCAGATTCCAGATCCAATACTCAGCATACAGGCCAAGCCAGAGCCAATGAGCACACCACCGACAGGATCAGGTAACGCCTACCATCCACCAGGGCGAAGTTTCGGATGCATGCCTAACTCAGCCACCCTGGGAGGGATAACACCGGCGCAGTGGCTTATGGAGGAATACAGGCGAGGGAAGGCAGCAGGACTCATCAAGTAATACCGGCGCAGTAGCGAATTTTTTTACATCCAGTGAATTACCAAAAAGGTAATAAAATATACGCATTGCTATTGAAATTAACTCATTTGTGGTTTTAAATTACCTGAGAGGTAAATCATGAAAAGGCAGTTGCAGGCTCTCGGAAGGCTCAAGACGGGCCAGATGAATAAAACCGAATCAGCTTACTGCCAGCATCTGGAGTTACGCAGGCATGCCGGGGAAATAGCCTGGTATCGGTTCGAAGGCATCAAGCTGCGGCTGGCTGATAACGCGTTCTACACGCCTGACTTCGCAGTGATGCTCACCACCGGTGAGATGGAACTGCACGAGGTGAAAGGTTTCTGGACCGACGACGCCAGGGTGAAAACCAAAGTCGCAGCAGACCAATACCCGTTTCGCATCATCGGGGTAACGGTTAAGCCGAAGAAAGCTGGTGGCGGGTGGAGCGTCGAAGAGTTCTAAATCGACGATCCTTTTAGTTATCAAACTAATCAATAACTTATACGGGTAAGCGAGGGTAATAATGGGAAGCAATATCATTGAGTTAGCGAAGTTAGGACATGAGCGCGCTGCTGAACTGAAAGCATCATGCGGTGCTGTCGACGTGCTCAGCCTGGCGCAACTGATTAGCAATCTGGCTACACAACTTGAAGTGCAGTTTGTTCGCTCAACCAACATGGCAGTACAGCTCGCTAACGCCGAGAGCAAGTGCAGGGAGCTGGCGGCGGAGAATGGTCAATGCAAATTTGAAATTTCACGCTGCCACCAAACTGTCGATGAGATGTTCAAACATCGTGATAAGTGGGTGGATAAAGAGTGGCTGTCTGCAATCTGGTCAACGTCAAAGCGCCTGATGAATGAAACCCCAGCGACCGACGCTTTCCTGGCTGGAGTGCGGGCGCAGGGTGTGGAAATGTTTGCTGACTTCTGCGGTGAGGAAAACTCAGTATTCGTTGAGGCGAAGGCATATTACCGTTCGCTGCCGGATGCTGTTGCAGAGTTCGCCGCCCAACTTCGCAAAGGAGCCGCGCTATGAGCAAAGTAACTTTCGTCGTTGAGTTTGAGGATGGAAAAGAGCCAGCAGTGAACGCCGGTATGACAATCTTTGGTGGAAAGCTCTCGGCTGTCTCATGGAGCGATGCGCTGGAAGAAAAAGTATTCTCCGTGCATGAATGCCTTCCATCACCCAATGACACGGTTCTGCTTTTCGATTCAACCGGTGAAGGATGGCTGATTGGTTGGCGCTCAGTGTGGATGACCTTTGGGCAGAAAGAGACTGGAAGTTGGCAATGGACTTTCCAGAACGGTGATATCGATATCGACGATGTTGTTATCACTCACTGGGCGCCGATGCCAGAGGAACCGGAGGCATCCCAATGACAGCACTCAACAAACAGGCACACCAAACTGAAAACGAGCGCATGGCTCAGTCTCTGGCAGAAAGAAATGGCGAACCAGTTGAAGGTTTGCGCCAGCGCATTTCAGAGCTTGAAGAAATCGCCACTGACTACGGAATGAAGTTCCAGAAGGCTCAGGACGCTTTAAAGCATCAGGCTCTGCTGCATAAATCTCAGTTGGAAGCCGCAGAGAACAACCTCATTGATAGCGAATGTCATGTTTCTGAACTGGAGGAAGCGCTGCGTGATAAGCAAGCGTTACTTGAGGCGCTGGATAATTCCCTCTGCGAACTCCTACCCGGCACTCAGTACATGGACCCTCCAGATGGTGGCAGCGTTACGCCGCTGGAGCAGGTACGCCGGATGGTTGCTGACTACCAGAATCGGATTGAAGAACTGGAATCGCGGACGCCATACGGCTATCTAAGGCAGTGTGACGGGCAGATTCAAATATCTATTGGTAGCGAGCGACCACATGACCGTTCTGGTGGCTACGCTACGCCGTGGTTCGCAATCTACACCGCCGCTGGCATTGGCGTGAAGGGGGAGTGAGATGGCAGAGCAAACAATTTTGGACGTGTGTTGCGGCTCCCGCATGTTCTGGTTCAACAAGCAGGACACCCGCGCAGTGTTTGCTGATATACGTGCCGAAGCGCATACCCTGTGCGACGGTCGCCGCTTGGTTATCAGTCCAGACCTGATTGCAGACTTTCGTTCACTGCCGTTCGCTGATTCTTCTTTTCCGGTTGTGGTGTTTGACCCACCGCACTTGGAGCGCGTGGGCCAGTCTGCCTGGATGGGTAAAAAGTACGGGCGATTGAACAAAAAAACGTGGCGTTCTGACCTGCGAGCCGGATTCAAAGAAGCTTTTCGCGTGTTGTGGCCACATGGTGTGCTCATCTTCAAATGGAACGAAACACAGATACCGGTCAGCCAGATTCTGGCTCTTACTGACGCGAAACCAGCAATTGGTCAGCGTACAGGAAAGAACGACAAAACCCACTGGATTATCTTTGTGAAGGACTAACCCATGACAACTAACAACCACCCGGCGAACGGTCCTGTATCACTCGATCGCCTGCACCAGATACGCGAGATACTCAGCAAAGCAGCAGCACAAAGCGACGGCGGCAATCTCGGTTACGCAATGGCTGATGCTGTGAAGGTGATTGATGGGGCTATAGCGGAGTTTGGTGCGGAGCCTGTTGGTTATTTCTATGCAGATAAACCAGGCGATTGGTATCAAATTTCAGATGCCGATAGGGTTCCAGAACACAGGCGCATACCGCTCTACTCAAACCCGCAGTCAGGGCCGGTAGTGAAGCTGCCGAATGAGTTCATCAGCAGTGAGGGTATCGTTGTTCAGATAGAAAAGTTGATGGCTGTGTTAGCTGTGCATGGAATTCAGTATGAGCGAAAAGGTAACGCCTGTCGCTCTGCCATGCTTCAGGCTGGAAACCATACCGAGCAACACCTCGACATGGTAGACCATTCCGGTGATGACAACGAAAAGGCCGATTGCAGGTTGCCATTCGCTCAGTGGCTATCACAGCAAAATGAGCCGATAGATGTCGATTGTGGTTGTGTAACCACTGAGGCATTTTTCCACTGGTTGCGCGTTGCTTATGAGGCTGGCAACTCTCCGGTAACTCAGGATGGTTACGTGCTGGTCCCGAAGAAACTAACCGCTGAGAACGGCGCAAAAAGAGTGCTGTCCGGTGAGTTTTCAGAAACGAAATTTATAAACTGCCCAGAGTGTTTTGGTGATGATGATTGCGAAACATGCGACGGCAGCGGTCGAATTGAGATAACAGTGCCAGTCAGTTGGACGAATATCAAGGCTATTTGGGCTAAAGGTGTCGAGCATTTCGCAGCAGCACCGCAGCAGGAGGTGAAGCTGTGATTACATCAACCACCACCACAGTATGGCACTCATCAGTAAAGCGGCGTCGTTACTTATCTCGCAAGGCGGCCATAAACGCCGAAGTGAGAAGCATAATCTATAAGCTCTATCCAGCAGAGCTTTCGGAACATGAAAACGGCATGATGACTTATCCTGGCTACGATATCCAATATGATGACCCGGTTCGTTACGCCAAGCTATATCGACGCATTAAGCGTCTGGTTGAGCGGAATATTGGAGTTGGTAATGGCTAAATCTGCAGCAGAACGCAAAGCAGCGCAACGTGCCCGACAGGCGGAAGCCGGTGAGCGCAAACTTGAATTGCAACTCGACGAGCAGGAACTGGAGATGCTGGCTCGAAACTGCGCCGCCCGTCGCCCTGGTCGTGCGCCGTATGACATGAACGAGTACATCGCGTTGCTTATACGCCAGGATGATGCACGCGTGCGTGGGCGTATAAAATCGATCAGCAGAAAACGTTGCGGTAAGTGCGGCGATGCGCTGCCAGTCGATTCATGCCCGTGTGATGGTGATTCTGCATGTTGGGTGACGCGTGGCTGGCATGAGACAAAATTATCAGTGTGACGTGTCACGGAGGTGTTGACGGAATTTCATTGCAATTGTACTGTTTATTTATACAGTAAATATCGGTGAAATAACATGGGGTCAAAAAATCCAAATTGCACGATCATCTATCGGGGTGAGTTTATCGAAAGCGTACCAGATGGTAGCTGGCTGATAATACAACGAGCAAAAGAGTATGGCGGAGGATTCTGGTTGGGTAAGGCTTATGTTGATTGTTTCTGGCTTGAGTTTGAAAAACCAATGTCTCTCCGCGATTGTATGCACTACAGCGTTGTGCATGATGGAATGGTTAATAACGGTCAGGCATTTGACGATGAATTTAAACTTATTTAGCAAAGGCCGCCGACTATGGCGGCTTTGTTTTGCGTGTTACTATTACCAAAACGGTAATTATTACTTCGGTGGTAACAATGCCCGCAGAACCAAAAGCACCAAAACGCAAATCAACGCAGTACAAGCCACTTACAGCGATGCAGGAGGCTTACGCGCAGGAATATACCAAATGCCCTGAGAATCAGACTCAGGCAGCGATTAACGCAGGATTTTCGCCAAACACGGCAGCAGTTAAAGCCAGCGTCATGATGCGTGATGAGCGCATCCAGAAACGGATCGCCGAACTGATGGAAGAGCGCAACAAGCGCTTGCGCGTCAGTGCCGATTACGTACTGCTCCGCCTGGTTGAAATCGACCAGATGGATGTGATTGACATCCTGAACGATGACGGCACGCTGAAGCCGATCCGCGAGTGGCCGAAGATATGGCGTACCACACTGAGTGGTTTCGACCTGTCCTCAACCATCATGAACATGGATGAGACATCAATCGAGACAATCCTCAAAAAAATCAAATGGCCTGACAAGGTGAAAAACCTCGAGCTTATCGGTAAGCACGTCGACGTCAACGCGTTCAGAGAACGTCTGGAAATCGACGTCAAGATGACCATTGCTGAGAAGATGGCAAAAGCCCGTAAGCGGGTACAGGCTCAGGATGGTGGTGAAGAATGACAGCAGCAGCCATGTCGCCGGAAGAGCAGCTCGTAGAGGATATAGCCTCGTTCACGTATGACCCGCTGGGCTATTCGCTGTATGCGTTCCCGTGGGGAGAAGAGGGAACAGAGCTGTCGCACGCCATCGGCCCGCGAAAATGGCAGGCTGATGCATTCCGCGAGATACGCGATCACCTTCAGAATCCGGCAACACGTCACCAGCCTTTGATGCTGGCCCGCGCATCCGGCCACGGTATCGGTAAATCTGCGTTCATCTCTATGCTGATTAACTGGGGCATGTCCACCTGCGAGGACTGTAAGGTGGTGGTGACCGCCAACACCGACAACCAGCTACGCACCAAGACATGGCCGGAAATCATCAAATGGTCAAACCTGGCTATCACCAAAGAGTGGTTCACCTGCACCGCCACGGCGATGTACAGCAACGATCCCGGTCACGATAAACGCTGGCGCGCTGACGCAATCCCATGGTCTGAGCACAATACCGAAGCTTTCGCCGGGTTGCACAACGAGCGTAAGCGTATCATCGTCGTATTCGATGAAGCGTCCAACATTGCCGATCTGGTGTGGGAAGTTGCCGAGGGTGCGCTGACGGACGAAGATACAGAAATCATCTGGGTGGCGTTCGGGAACCCGACGCGTAACACCGGACGTTTCCGTGAATGTTTCCGCAAGTACAAGCATCGCTGGAAGTGCGCGCAGATTGATTCCCGCACCGTGGAAGGCACCAACAAGCAGCAGTTGCAGAAATGGGTGGACGACTACGGCGAGGATAGCGACTTCGTGAAGGTCCGTGTGCGGGGGATCTTCCCTGATGCTTCTGAAAACCAGTTCATTCCATCCGGCCTGACGCAACCGGCTGTCGGCAGGGTTATTACTCCGGCACAGGTCCAGCACGCTGCTGTAATTCTTGGCGTCGACCCGTCTCACCAGGGTAAAGACCCGGCGGTTATCTATCTGAGGCAGGGGCTGCACTGCAAGAAACTCGGGGAGTGGCAGCGTACCACCGACGATGTGCTGTTTGCGAAAGTGATTGCCGACTTCGAGGACCAGTACCAGGCTGACGCTGTGTTTATCGATTACGGCTATGGTACAGGTCTTAAATCTGTCGGTGATAACTGGGGTAGAAACTGGACGCTGATAATGTTCGGCAGTGGTACTGCAGATCCTGAAATGGGTAACAAACGCGGCGAGATGTACAAATCAGCCCGAGATGCGCTGAAGCTTGGCGCTCAACTTGACAATCAGGACCTTGCAGATGAGTTGAGTGCACCTGAATACAAAGTCAGGCTGAAGGACAGCAGGAAGATTTTGCAGGACAAGGACGAGGTTAAAGAATTGCTTGGCCGGTCACCGAACAATGCTGACGCCTACGTGCTGACTTATGCCGCTCCTGTTACCAAAAAACAGTTCAACTATGGGCAGCAGCAAAGCCAGCAGGGTAAAGCGCTCACAGAGTACGATCCCTATGCATGAAAAAGCCCGCGCATCGGCGGGCTAATTGTGACATGTCACGGCGTTACTTGATGGCATCAAATCCAGCGTTGATGGCTTCCGCAATGTTGGTGGCATTGGTTTTATCGAATTGCCCACTCTGAATAAGCGCCGCATGCAGACATTGCAACTTCATGTTGTATAAGTGTTCGCGCATGTAATCATCATCACTTTTTTCTTTAGCGTAAACAGCGCGAGAAATATCAAATACATTTCCTTTTTCCATTTCCGTCCGCTGGGCTGCAATCCAGTCATGACTTGTAACGCTAGTCCCATGGTCTTCGCTAAGCGGTAACCCGGCAAGTCGCTCACCAGGAATTGCCTCGTAATGCATTTCGTTACCGGCAAAAACACCATAAAAAATATGGTCATCAGCTTGAACGATGCGGGAATATTTTAAAGGCCATTCATTTAGATATTTAGCCAACATATCAGCAGTTTTCATAATATCACCTTAAAAAAATGCCCACCGAAGTGGGCGAACTGGAAGCAAGGGTGCCTTCCATGGCTTTACGGGTTTACAGCACAACGTCATCGCAATGGCGTTCTGGTGTAAAAGTGACGGTGGTCAGCATCAAGGGAAACTGCCACCGCCAATAGCTACACAGCATCGTTCTTATGGGCGCTTCATCACGGTCCTAAGGCGTGATTGGGTTGTGGGCGTAGTCTCTTCGGCATGACGACTCTACGCAGACGCCTCTAACAATCACCGGTGGTAACCGGTTTAATGCCTTATTCACCACAACGCTGAGAGCACTACCTTCGCAGGCACGCTAACCGGGCGAGGGCGGCTTCACCTCCAGTAATGCTCTCATCGTTGCATCCTCGTCTCTTCCGAGGTGTCACACCGTATCGCCACGATGGTGAGTCGTCTGTCCGTGCTTACCTGACACTGGCTTGCACATTCCGGCTACCCGGCTGGGGAAGTAGCATCAAGGGAACCCATCCGGACCGCTGCGGCACATGTGCCATATGCCGTACTGCTACACATCTGAAAGCGCACTCCACCGTTTGGATTTAACGACCAGGCTCAAAGGTCATTCACTGAAGCGCGCTTTTAGTTGTGTGCGGAGATGATGCTCCGCTTATCCACCGCCTTTACTTTTAAGCCCAATTTATTGCTGCGGTACTCCGGGCTACTGCACAAGCGGTCACATAACCACCTCAGCAATTCATCAATTCAACACATGAACCAATTACCTAAAAGGTAATATCTGATGTTATAAGTGTCAATAGCCTACGCTAAATAAATCATATGTGGTTAAATTGGTAATAATTTAATTGCGTACGGAGCTATTGCTATGTGTATCGGCAGCAAGCCATCAGTGCCAGCAGCACCAGAAGTACAGGCCGCGCCACAGGAGCAGGATGCAGCAGTTGTCAGTTCTCGTGACGACGAAGAGCGCCGCCGCCGTGCAGCTGCTGGTCGCGGTTCTACTCTGCTGACTGGTGCGCAGGGCGACACCTCAACCGCAAACACCAGCGGTAAAACGCTGCTCGGTCAGTAACGGAGTAGGCAGAGATGGCGGAAACCGAAAAAGAGCGTCTGCTGAAGCAGCTCGCACAGCTGAAGAATGAGCGCACATCGTTCGAGTCACACTGGCGTGACCTGAGCGACTTCATCAATCCGCGCGGTTCTCGCTTTCTGACGTCTGATGTAAACCGTGATGATCGTCGAAACACCAAGATTGTTGATCCTACTGGCTCAATGGCTCAGCGCATTCTGTCCAGCGGCATGATGTCCGGCATCACCAGCCCGGCCCGTCCATGGTTCAAACTGGCAACGCCAGACCCTGACATGATGGATTACGGTCCGGTTAAGGTGTGGCTTGAAGTCGTGCAGCGCCGTATGAACGAAGTGTTCAACAAGTCTAACCTGTATCAGTCACTGCCTGTCATGTACGCCAGCCTGGGAACTTTCGGTACCGCTGCAATGGCTGTGCTCGAAGATGACCAGGACGTGATCCGCACAATGCCTTTCCCGATTGGCAGCTACTACCTGGCTAACAGCCCGCGCGGCAGCGTCGACACATCCTTCCGCCAGTTCTCCATGACCGTGCGCCAGCTTGTGCAGGAATTCGGTCTGGATAACGTCAGCACGTCCGTTAAAAGCATGTTTGAGAACGGCACGTATGAAACGTGGATCGAGGTTAACCACTGCATTACGCCAAACGTTAACCGCGACACCGGGAAGATGGACAGCAAGAACAAGCCGTTCCGCTCCGTGTACTTCGAGACTGGCGGTGACTCCGACAAGCTGCTGCGTGAGTCCGGCTTCGATGAATTCCCGATCCTGGCGCCGCGCTGGGAAGTTAACGGCGAAGACGTTTACGCCTCATCCTGCCCTGGCATGCTGGCACTCGGTCAGGTCAAAGCGCTTCAGGTTGAGCAGAAGCGTAAAGCTCAGCTCATCGATAAAGCTACTAACCCTCCGATGGTCGCACCTACCTCGCTAAAAACACAGCGTGTTTCCCTGCTGCCTGGTGATGTGACGTACCTCGACGTGGTGAGCGGTCAGGACGGTTTCAAACCTGCATACCTGGTAAACCCGAACACTGCAGATCTGCTGGCTGATATTCAGGATACCCGCCAGACCATCAACAGCGCCTACTTCGTTGACCTCTTCATGATGCTGCAGAACATCAACACCCGCTCTATGCCGGTGGAAGCGGTGATCGAGATGAAGGAAGAGAAACTGCTGATGCTTGGCCCGGTGCTGGAGCGCCTGAATGACGAAGCACTCAACCCGCTTATTGACCGCGTGTTCTCCATCATGGCGCGCAAGAACATGCTGCCGCCACCGCCTGACGTTATGCAGGGAATGCCACTGCGCATCGAGTACATCTCCGTTATGGCGCAGGCGCAGAAATCTATTGGCCTCACCAGCCTGTCGCAGACCGTTGGCTTCATCGCACAACTGGCTTCAGTCGGTAAAACGGAAGCGCTCGACAAGCTCGACGCGGATCAGGCTATCGACGCGTTCTCCGAAATGTCCGGCGTATCGCCAACAGTCATCGTTCCGCAGGAGCAGGTGCAGCAGATTCGAGAAGACCGCGCCAAACAGCAGCAGGCAGCTCAGGCGCTGGCAATGGGTCAGGCCGTAGCGCAGGGCGCGAAGACGCTCAGCGACACGCAAACCGCAGATCCAAGCGCACTGACAGCAATCACTAACGCAGTGGGAGCGGCGCAGCAATGACGGATTTCGATGAAGAAGAAATGCGCATTCAGAACGAGCGTAAGAAACACGATCTGGAGCAGCGCGAGAAGGACGACATCAAGTTCGTCATGGATAGCGAGCAGGGCCGCCGCGTCGTGTGGGGGCTGCTGGAGAAAGGTCAGGTGTTCGGTACCTGCTTCAACGTTGACCAGAACATCACAGCATTCAACGAAGGGCAGCGCAACCTGGCTCTGGTTCTGTTTCAGCGCGTCATGACGCACTGCCCCGATCAGTATCTGAAGATGGCCGCAGAGGCCAGTGAACAGGAGTAACCATGAATTTATTTGAACGTTTGCTGCATCGCCGTCTTTGCAATGAGCAGCCTGCTGATGGTGGCGCTGCGCCGGCACCGTCTGAGCCATCCGCACCTGCTGCTGATGCTCCTGCACCTGCTGCTGACCCGGCAAAACCAGAAGGTGATAAGCCACAGCCCAGCACTGAAGGTGACAATTCTCAGGAAAACAAACCCGCTGACGGTGAAAAGCCAGCAGACAAGCCTGATGACAAAGAGCAGAAGCCAGAAGGCGCGCCGGAGAAATACGAGTTCAAAGCTGGAGAAGGCGTTGAGCTGGACACCGAAGCGCTGAAGGACTTCGAGCCTGTTGCACGCGAGCTGAATCTTACCAACGAGCAAGCGCAGAAGCTGGTGGACGCATACCCGAAAATTCTGGCCGGTGTTCAGCAGCGTCAGGCAGAAGCCTGGCAGTCGCAGACAGAACAGTGGGCAGCCGACGTGAAGGCTGACAAAGAGATCGGCGGCGACAGGCTGACCGCAAATCTCAGCGCAGCGCAGCGTGCACTGGAACAATTCGGCGATTCAGAACTTAAAGAATACCTGGACTCAACCGGTCTGGGTAATCACCCGGCGCTTGTTAAAGCGTTTATCAAAGTCGGCAAGGCAATGTCAGAAGACAAGGTTGTCACCGGCGGTCATGAAAGCGGCGGCAGTGACCTTATCTCCGCCTTCTATCCCAAAAAGTGAGGTATGAAAAATGGCTTTAATCGGTCAAACTCTGCCATCGTTGCTTGACATCTACAATCGTACTGACAAGAACGGGCGAATCGCGCGCATCGTGGAGCAGTTGGCGAAAACCAACGACATCCTGACCGATGCGATCTATGTGCCGTGTAACGACGGCTCTAAGCACAAAACCACCATCCGCGCAGGTATTCCTGAGCCAGTATGGCGCCGCTATAACCAGGGCGTTCAGCCAACCAAAACCCAGACCGTACCAGTGACCGACACCACCGGTATGTTGTACGACCTGGGCTTCGTTGATAAGGCTCTGGCAGACCGTTCCAACAATGCCGCAGCGTTCCGTGTTTCCGAAAACATGGGCAAGTTGCAGGGCTTCAACAACAAAGTCGCCCGCTACGCCATCTACGGCAACACCGATGCCGAGCCTGAAGCTTTCATGGGCCTGGCGCCGCGTTTCAATACGCTGAGCACCAGCAAAGCTGCAAGCGCAGAAAACGTATTCAGTGCCGGTGGTAGCGGTTCTACCAACACCTCTATCTGGTTTATGTCGTGGGGTGAGAACACTGCTCACATGATCTACCCAGAAGGCATGGTAGCAGGCTTCCAGCATGAAGACCTTGGTGATGACCTGGTAAGTGACGGTAACGGCGGCCAGTTCCGTGCGTATCGTGACGAATTCAAGTGGGACCTGGGTCTCAGCGTGCGTGACTGGCGTTCAATTTCCCGCATCTGCAACATCGATGTGACCACGCTGACCAAAGACGCATCAACTGGTGCTGACCTGATCAGCATGATGGTGGATGCATATTATGCCCGCGACGTGGCAATGCTGGGTGACGGCAAAGAAGTTATCTATGCCAACAAAACCATCCACGCATGGCTGCACAAACAGGCTATGAATGCCAAAAACGTGAATCTTACCATCGAAGAGTACGGCGGTAAGAAGATCGTTTCCTTCCTGGGCATTCCTATCCGTCGTGTGGATGCAATCCTCAACACTGAATCTGCCGTAACGGCGTAAGGAGAGAGAATCATGTTGCTTGATCAACAGGCTTTGTTCTCCGCGGCTCAGGCCATTACGGCCACCGCGGCATCAGCTAACGTTATTGACACCGGCTCCAGTAAGGATGTCGGTAAATATGGCGATATCCCGCTACTGATTCAGGTTGTTGAGGCATTCAACACTCTGACCAGCCTGACTGTAACGGTGCAGACTGATGACAACTCGTCTTTCAGCTCTGCAACAGATGTGATCTCCATGGTCATTCCTCTGGCATCCCTGACCGTTGGTTACAAAACGCCGGTCATCACTCTGCCGATGAAGCTGGAGCGCTACATCCGACTTAACTATACCGTCACCGGTACCGCGCCGACCACTGGCAAAGTAACCGCTGGCATTGTTGGCGGGGTGCAGACCAATGTCTAAATATCGCGTCAAAGAGCGCTCCTTCATTAACGGCAAGCTCTGCGAGCCTGGCGATATTGTGGAGTTTTCCGGGGAAGCTGGCAAAAACCTTATCCCTCATAACGACGGTGATGTCGTGGTGAAGGAAGACGATCTGCCAACCAATGAAGAGCTTCAGGAACTGGACCAGCTTCGTACCATTTACGAAGAGATGTTCGGCGAAGCTCCGCATAAAAACACCAGCGCAAAAACTCTCAAAGAGAAGATTGACGCCCGGCGTAAAGAACTGGGCGTGTAAGCGCTCGATAAAGTGCTAAAAGCCGGGGCCATTCGGCCCCGCTTTTCTATGCGGAGACCTGAGAATGAAAACTGTAAACATGAAAACAGGCACCGACTCATTCGTTGGTGAAGATGGAAAACCAGAAACCAAAGATCAGTATCCGTGGGGTCTGCGCATCACGCTGGATAACGAATCTCTGCAACGTCTAGGCCTTAATGCAAAATCGCTGCCAGCGGTAGGTGATAGCGTGTCAGTTATGGCAATGGCTAACGTATGTTCTGTGTCTACCCGCACCACAGATCATGGTGAAGACAACTATGTTGAGCTTCAGATCACCGATATTGGCCTGGCTCCACAGAAACGTGATGATGCCAAAGAGCTGAAAGATGCTTTCTACCCAGGCGGGGAGGATGATTAATGGCCTCCGTTATCGAGATCTGCAACCGCGCGCTGAGCAATATCGGGAACAGCCGCAGCATTAACAGCCTGACAGAGCCCAGCAAAGAAGCCGGGCAGTGCTCCCTGCATTTCGATTCCTGCCGCGATGCTGCACTGGCGGACTTCGACTGGAACTTTGCCACCAAACGCCTGGCGCTGGCCGATACCAACAATCCGCCGCCGGACTGGGCTTATTCCTACCAGTATCCGACTGACTGCCTGCGTATCACCGAAATTATGGTGACCGGTATCCGTAATCCGACGGCGGCCATGCGCATCAACTATGAGGTTGGGGCTGATTCCGACGGCACCGGAAAACTGATCTACACCGATCAGCCTCAGGCATGGCTGAAGTATATCGCGCGCGTCACCGACGTGAACATGTTCGATGCAATTTTCATGGAAGCGCTGTCCTGGCGTCTGGCCGCCGCCATCAATATGCCGCTGACCGGCAGCGCAGATCTCGGTAACAACGCACTGACTATGTACCGCAGCGTCATCCTGAGCGCTGGCTCGCACAGCCAGAACGAATCCCAGGAGCCGCAGCCGCCAGTTGATGAGTTCACCGCAGCGAGGTTGTCATAATGGCTTTCAGTTGGATCCAGCCAAGCTTTGCCGGTGGCGAGATTGGCCCGTCGCTCTACGGGCGCATAGATATGTCGAAGTATCAGGTTGCGCTGCGCAAGTGCGATAACTTTATTGTCCGGCAGTATGGAGGGGTGGAGAATCGCCCGGGAACGCGCTTCGTCGGCGAAGCCAAATACCCGACACGCAAATGCCGTCTTATTCCTTTCCAGTTCTCGACCGTCCAGACTTATGCGCTGGAGTTCGGGCACAACTACATGCGCGTTATCAAAGACGGTGCGTATGTACTGAACAGCAGCAATGTGATCTACGAACTGGCTATGCCGTATGCAGAGGCCGACCTGTTCCGCATTAAATTCACGCAGAGCGCCGATGTGCTTACCCTGGTTCACCCGGCCTACCCGCCGAAGGAGCTGCGCCGTTACGCGCACGACAACTGGCAGATCGTCGATGTCACCACAAAAAACGGACCGTTCGAAGATATCAACGTTGACGAGACAGTGAAGGTCTACGCAAGCGCCAGCACCGGGACCATTACGTTGACGGCCAGTTCTGCCATCTTTGGGGCTGAGCAGGTCGGAAAACTGTTTTATCTCGAGCAGCCTGCTGTTGATTCCGTTCCTGTCTGGGAGACAAGCAAGACCACAGCAATCAACGACGTTCGCCGCGCAGACAGCAACTACTACCGCGCCAATACTGCTGGAAAGACAGGAACACTTCGACCTTCACATACTGAGGGGATGTCTTGGGATGGCTGGGGCGGAACGGGAGATGATGATACCGGGATACAGTGGGAGTACCTGCACAGTGGTTTCGGCATTGCCAGAATCACAGCAGTATCCAGCGATGGCCTGATCGCAACTGCCGAAGTAGTTTCATTCATTCCGTCTCAGGTAGTAGGCTCTGCTAACGCAAGCTATAAGTGGGCCAAATACGCATGGAACAGCGTTAACGGCTACCCGAGCACCGTTGTTTACTATCAGCAGCGTCTGTACTTTGCCGCGTCTACTGCGTACCCGCAAACCATATGGGCAAGCCGTACCGGCGACTATAAAGACTTTGGCAAGAACAACCCAATTCAGGATGATGATCGCATTATTTACACCTACGCCGGGCGACAGGTGAATGAGATCCGTCACCTTATTGACGTTGGTAACCTGGTAGCTCTGACTTCCGGCGGGGAATATACGATATCCGGGGACCAGAATAAGGTCCTCACGCCGTCGGCGTTCTCGTTCAGCTCTCAGGGGAATAACGGATCCAGCAACGTACCACCTATCGCCGTGGCTAACATTGCGTTGTTCATCCAGGAGAAGGGTAGCGTTGTGCGTGATCTGGCGTATTCGTTTGATGTTGACGGGTACCAGGGTACGGACCTTACCATACTGGCAAACCACCTGTTCCAGAAACACAGCATTGTTGACTGGTCATTCTGCATTGTTCCGTACAGCAGCGCGTTCTGCATTCGTGATGACGGTAAATTGCTGGTGTTGACCTATTTGCGCGATCAACAGGTTTTCGCATGGGCGCCACAATCCAGCGCCGGTAAGTACGAAAGTACCTGCTCTATCAGTGAAGGAAGCGAGGATGCTGTTTACTTCGTGGTTAACCGTACCATCAACGGGCAGACAAAACGTTACATCGAACGCCTGTCCAGTCGCCTGTTCACCAACGATGAAGATGCGTTCTTTGTCGACTGTGGTCTGAGCTATGACGGGCGCAATACATCATCACGCACTATGACTATCAGCGGCGGCACCGGAGACTGGAGTTATAAGGTTGATTACCCTGTTACTGTGAGCGGTGGTGCGTATTTCGTTAATACCGATGTTGGTGCTCAGATCCAGTTCCCGTACTCAGAGACGGATCCAGATACTGGCGAAGTGGTAGCGAAAGAGTTGCGTGGCGATATCATCTCGGTAACAAGCAACACGGCGGTTGTCGTGCGCTTAAACCGTAACGTTCCGGCGGTGCTTCGCAATGTGGCCACAACTAACTGGCAGATGGCGCGCCAGACATTTGGCGGCCTTTCACACCTTGAAGGTCAGACGGTAAACATCCTTTCAGACGCCAGTGTTGAGCCACAGAAAACAGTAACCGGTGGCTCTGTCACGCTGGAATCACCAGGCGCAGTAGTGCACATCGGCCTTCCTATTACCGCTGAATTCGAAACGCTGGACATCAATATCAACGGGCAGGAAACACTGCTGGATAAAAAGCAGGTCATTCCTACTGTAACGATGGTGGTCAATGCCAGCCGTGGAATATGGGCCACCACTCCGGGCGGAACCTGGTATGAATATCCGCAGCGGGAATTTGAGTTCTACGACGATCCTGTTGATGACGCTACCGGCAAGGTTGAAGTAAAACTCGACAGCAACTGGGATAAAAACGGACGAGTTAAGGTTCGCCAGCTCGACCCGCTTCCGCTTTCTGTTCTTGCTGTATTGCCTCGCCTTACCGTCGGTGACTTCTGATGATTAACGCTCAGATCGTCCCCGCTACCGCAGAGCATATCGAAGCAATTATTCCACTTGTTCGCCAGGCTGATATCGATGAATTTCTGGCAACCAATGGATGGAGTCCGCGCCGAGTGCTGGAAACAGGTCTTCGCACATCAACATTTTGCTGCGCCGGCATGATAAACGGTGAGGTGGTGACCATCTTCGGCGTAGCGCCAGCATCAATGATCGGCGGCAGCGGAATACCATGGTTGGTGGGCACTGACGCGCTGGAGAAATACCAGCGCACCTTCCTTCGCCGCTGCGGAAAAGTGGTCAATGCAATGCTGACTGTTTACCCGTATCTTGAAAATTATGTTGATGCACGCAACCACACTGCGCGCATCTGGCTTCACTGGCTGGGATTCACCATCGATGAACCCCAGCCATACGGCATTTACAACCTACCGTTTCACCGTTTCCACATGGAGAGAAAATAATGTGTAGCCCGGCTATCGCTCTCGCTGGCGTCAGTGTCGCTTTAAGTGGCGTTTCAGCATACAACCAGTACCAGCAAGGTAAGTATTCATCTGCTGTTGCCGAGCAAAATGCAAAGGTGGCTACGGCACAGGCACAGGATTCTATCAACCGTGGGAATGCTCAGGCTGATGAGGTTCGTCGCCGTAATCGTCAGGCGGCCGGAACTCAGGCGGCAACTATGGGGGCTACAGGTGCAGATCTTTCCACTGGTGGCGCGCTGGATATCTTCGGAGATACAGCACAGTTTGGCGCACTTGATGCGCTGACTACGGTTAATAACGCTCAGCGTGAAGCCTATGGCTATGAAGTCCAGGCCGCCAATTATAAAGCCCAGGCCAGTGCTTCGCGTAAGCAGGGGAATATGGGCGCATTTACCACACTGCTGACTGCTCCGCTTAATGCGTATGGTGCTTATAGGATTGGTGGTGGTGAATGGAACCCGTTCACACAAAGTGATCCTGCACCTATCAGCGCAGCAGCCGGAACTAGATTGCCAAGGGGGTTATGATGCCAGTTGTACCTACAGTTAACGGACGCCAGGTTGAAAGCCGAGGGTTTCAGTCTCCTGGGTTTCAGGCATTCGATCAGCCAAACATCGGTGATGCTATCGTCGACGCTGGCAGCAAAGCCATCAACGTATTTGGTCAGGCTAAGCAGAGGGCTAATGTAGCTCTTTCCCAAGAGGCTAGTTTAAAGCTCAGTCAGGCTGAAGAAGATTTAAAGACCCAGCTATACAGCCTGAAGGGTCAGAACGCCCTTGGTAAAGGACACGAGTTTACGCAGCAATACGATGAGCAGATCCAATCGCTGTCTGCATCTTTACCTGATGATGCATCGCGCCAGATGTTCATGCAGCAGGCTCAGCAGCAACGCATCCAGTTTCAGGGTAATGTAGGCCGCTATGAGCAGGGGCAGGTTAACGAGTTTGAGAGTAATCAATACGATGCCACCAGACAGCTACAGATTCAGAAAGAGGCTGACTCATGGAACAACCCACATGAGGCGGTACTCGCAAAAAATATCCGCACAGTAGCAACAGCACGATATGGCGCTTCAAGAGGGTGGTCGCAGGAACAGATTCTGGCTGCTATTGAAAAAGATAACCTTGCCGCTACGGAGATGAGAGCGAAGAACTATGCAGTTGATAATCCGCGCGGGTGGATGAATGGCGAGTTTTCGGCAGATGATACCGGTGGCCTGGATATGCGCGCTGTCGGTATTGTCGAATCGGGTGGGAAACACCTTGATTCAGATGGTTCGATCATTACATCCTCAGCAGGCGCTCAGGGCCGATTCCAATTGATGCCAGAAACAGGGAAAGAATTGGCTGCACGGCGTGGGGTTCAATACAACCCGGCAGATGAAGAGCAGCACACCATGCTGGCATCAGATTACGCTCAGGAGTTGTCAAACAAATATGGTTCTGAATTGCTGGCCGGGGCTGCATATAACTGGGGGCAGGGCAATGTTGACAAGGTTATTGAAAAGGTTGGTGATCCAAGAAAAGGCGAGATATCTCAAGCCGACTTCATAAAACAACTACCATCTGAAACGCAGGGATGGATTTCACGGTACCGTAAAAATAAAACCGGTATGGACCCTGTTACAGTTTATCAGATTGATAACCTTGCAAACGCTCAGATTGAGAAGCAGAGAAAGCTGGTTCTTAATGAGCTTGAACCACTGCTCAACAATACAATGGCGCAACTCAACAATGGCGAGGTTCCTGATGCAGTTCCATCGATCCCTGCCATTATGTTTAGCTATGGTGAGCAGGGAAAGAAAATGGTATCGCAGCTTGATATTGCCATGGACAATGCAAAAACATTCCAGGCCATTCAGTACCTTTCACCAGAACAGCAGCAGCAGGAACTACTCAAAAAGAAACCAGAGGTTAACGATCCTGATTACGCTTTGAAGCTGGAAGCGTATGGAAAGTTATCTTCTTTGGTTAGCCGGTCAAATGAAACCATACAGGCTCAGCGGGACTCTCGTAGATTCAATGAGGCGCTTTCAATGGGTGAAAAGCTGGACCCTGCAAATAAGTCCATGCAGAAAGCTGCCGACTATACGCAGACTGCTCAGAATTTCAGAATTAACGACGGTTCTACGCATGACGGAGTCGTCCAACTAGTAGCCCAAACCGGCATTATCCCATCGCAGGTTGCATCACAGTTGTCTGCTGTGTCTCGATCTCACAGTCCTGATGTTGTTAAGCAGGGAGCCGATCTATTTAACCGCCTGTATGACGCAGATCCTGCTTCTGTCGGTGATATGCCTAAGGATATGCAGGGATTCTATATTACCGTTAAGCAGCTTACAGATTCTGGTATGGCTCCTGAATCAGCCATCGAACAGGCACAAAACCTGACTTACAACCAGACAGATGCGCTTAAGGCTCAGTTGGCATCTACTCAAAGCACTAAGGAGTATAAAAAAGACCGGGTTAAGGCGATGGACTCCGCCGTCAGCAATATGGCGCAATGGTTCCGCTTGGATCCATCTGCGGATGACCAGACGCCGGAAGCGGCCAGATTCCGCAATGATTATCAGGCGTTGTACGACATTAACTATCGCACCACCGGTGGCAATGCTGATGCGGCGAAGAAAATGACCAACCAGCAGATCGCCAGGACATGGAGCATCAGCGAAATTAATGGCAGCGCGAAGCTGATGAAGTATGCACCAGAGGCGCTTTACAATTATGGTCCTTCCGGATGGCAGGCAGAGCAATGGAAGTCCGAGAAAGAGCAACTGATGTATGGCGATCGCAAAGACCAGATTGTAACTAGCCCAACACAGTTGGGTATTACTTCTGGTTCCGCTGGGCCCGTAACTACTAAAACTCCGGAGTCGCGCGTTGGTGGTGAGCTTGAGATTACCCCAGATGTGCTGACGCCACAGGGGTTAGGCTACGCAATAATGGTCCGTACGAAAGATAAAGACGGCATTGAGACTGTCCAGCCACTATACGATAAATATGGTCAGGTTAGCCGATGGACGCCATCACTTGAGGACTGGGAACCATATAAAAAATCTCAAATAGAGAGAGATCAAAAAGACCAAGAGGAAATGATTCGAGGTCAGGAAATTCGCGGATTTAAAGACAAACACCGCGCGATTGATGAACAGTATCGCAGGTTCCACGATGACCGTGTTAATCGTTTCAAAAACTACTTCTCATGGAGTAACGACTAATGCCAGTTTTCTCTTTGCCAGAAAAGTACTCCAATGGTTACACGCCTGGTGGTTCGATCCTACCTCAACCAACTGGGTTTGATGTCCCTTTGCCTGAAGGAACCAACCCGGAACCGCAGCAGCCAGAGCCATCAGTATGGGGCGCGGCATTCCGACAAAATAACTTGCTGGCCGAGATGTTCCGACCAGCGAAACAGTTTGAGCCAGTCGAGGGATATAACCCCTACACAGACAAAAGCGAGATTCATGGATATGAGCAATGGGGATCTGCTTTTGCTGATTCCCGCTCGCCGGAAGAAACCGCTTGGCTGAAACAGCAGATTGACGACGAAAACGAAGACCGACGGGTACTTTCAGAAGCTGGTGGTGAAGGTGTTCTTGCCAGTATTGCCGCAGGAGTGGTCGATCCTGTCACTGTCGCTTCGATGTTTATCCCTGGCGCACAGGGCGGCGCAGTGGCCCGCATAGCATCACAGGCAGCAATCGGGGCGGCAGCAACAGCGGCCAGCGAGATTGCGCTGAATAATCAGCAGATAATCCGAACTTGGGGGGAAAGTGCAGCACACGTCGCCGCCGGTGCGTTGATGAGCGGCGTATTTGCAGCAGCAGGCTCCGCGATCTCACCCTCTGTTCGTACTTCTGCAACGCGCGAAGTTGCTGATGCACTCGATAACATGAGCGTTACAAACCCAGTAGACGTGGCGGCATCATCTGCACATCCTGACGGCGGGAGTGTGGGGGCAGCGCGGATCAGTGAAGCGACACTAGAAGATTTAACACCAGCAGGCGGCGCTGTCAGTAATGTAGCGCGCAAGGCTGGCAGTTATCTGACGCCGTTTACCCGCCTGATGGAGTCACCGTCGAAAACATCCCGCCGTACTGCTCTGGAGTTGGCGGAGAATAACTATACCTTGCAGGGCAACGCGCGTGGCATTGAGACGCCTGTTGCGGCAGAAACCCGCGTTCGTGGGTGGCGCAGGGAAGAGGCGGCGGTTGTGGTAGCGAACAAGCAGGCTTACGGCCAGTATAAAGCCGCTGGTGGCGATCTGAGCTTTTCACAGTTCCGTGAGGAAGTAGGCAACGCAATGCGCAGCGGTGATGTGCATGCTAACCCGGTTGTGCAGAAGGCGGCGCAGGCAATGCGTACCGTTGTGAACAGGGTGAAAGTGGCGCAGCAAAAGCTGGGCCTGCTACCACCTGACGATGAGCTTAAAGCCATCGGCCAGGAGAGTTATTTCCCTCGCGTTTACAAGGTAGGAAAGATCGCCAACGAACGAGATAAATTTCGTGACATGCTGGTCGACTGGTGGTCACGTGGCGAAAAAACAATGTCCCGAGAAGAGGCAGAGATCGCTGCTGATACCACGATCAATAGAATTACAGGTGCAAAAATACCTCAGGATTTTGCAAACGTCTTTATAGTGAAAGCGGCCGGCAGCACCAGGGCGCGTACATTGAGCGTCCCAGATCGCCTGATGAAAGATTATCTGGAGAGCGATGCTAATTATGTGCTTCAGCGTCATATTCGCGAGGCATCGGCAGAGATTGAGTTGACGCGCGCATTTGGCAATAAATCACTGGAGAAGCAGCTTAAGGATATTCAGGACGAATATGATGCGTTGATGCGTGAGCGTCCTGCTGAACAGGCAAAGCTGGCGAAAGCACGTGAGAACGATATCCGTGATATCACAGCGATGCGCGACCGCCTGGCGGGTACCTTCGGCATGCCTGACGACCCGTCATCATTTTTCGTGCGCGCTGGTGCGTTCCTGCGTAGCGCTAACTTTGTGACTAAGCTCGGCGGCATGACTGTTTCGGCAATTCCAGACCTCGCACGCGGTGTGATGGTTAACGGATTTAGCAATACCATGCGCGGTTACTCTTCACTGATTACCAGATCTCCTGCATTCAAGGCCAGCCGATCCGAACAGTTAAAAATGGCCGTCGGGCTGGAAACTATCCTGCACACCCGCGCACGCACAATGGGCGACCTGGTGGATAGTTCTGCACGTACTACGGCAGTGGAAGCTGGCATGGAGCGTGTTACCGATGCGTTCGGAAAGCTCACTATGATGGGCCACTTCGATGATATGAACAAATCAGTAAACGGCATGATCACGTCAGACGGTATTCTCTCCGGTGCTTTTGCAGGTCGCCGTCTGGCGAAGCTCGGAATTAACGACAATATGGGCGCACGTATCCGTAGTGAGTTCGAAAAGCATGGCGAGGTTATCGACGGCTGGCATATTGGTAATTTTGAAAAATGGGACGATCAACACGTTGCTGGTGTCTTCCAGTCGGCGGTACTGAAGGACGTTAACAACACCGTTATCACACCAGGTATCGGTGATACCCCCCTGTGGGCCAGTACGCCGCTGGGTAAGACGATCTTCCAGTTTAAATCTTTCGCTACGGCGTCTTATAACCGCGCAACGCTGGGTGGGCTACAGGAAGGTACTGGGCAGTTTTATTACGGTACCGCATTTCAGATTGCATTAGGAGCGCTTACATATGCGCTTAAGCAGGCTGCGAATGGTAAAGAAGTCGACTGGACACCGCAAAAACTGGTGATTGAAGGCATTGATCGCTCCGGTATTCTCGGTCCGCTGATGGAATACAACAACATGGCGGAGAAGGCCACGGGCGGGATTATTGGGCTTGGCGCGCTGCTCGGTACTGGTACGCAGTCGAGATACGCCAGCCGTGGATTTATCGGATCTGCACTTGGCCCTACATTTGGCCTTCTCGACACCATTACAGATGTTACCGCTGGGGTGCTTAACGGTGATGCAGGAGACCGGGTGCTGCATAATGTGCGTACGCTTCTGCCTGGCAATAATCTGTTCTGGATCGCGCCGTTGATAAACCAAGTGGATCCTGGCTTAAGGTAATGGTCTAATTATGATCATGAAAATAAATTTATTATCCAAGGGCGTATGATGAAAAAGTTGTTGATCGCTGGTTTGGCAATCATGCTAGTTGGTTGTGCATCTACAAAGAATGTTGATGTTGTCGCAACTGAAAAGGCTCAAGGTGAACGAATTGTTGCGATAAATTCAGCAAGATCCCCATGGGTTTATGAGATTGAAAAACGATTAAAGCAGAAAGGATTCACTGTGCTAAGAAGTGCAAGCCAGCAAGTAACTATTGAGAAGCAAACTAACAGCACTACAGGGATTTATAACGAAGCGACTACTCGTTATGTGCTTAACTTGAATGGCTTCGCTCCAAACAATACCATGACGCGTTGCTACGGTGGTGGCTATGATTTTGAATATATTGATGCTGAACTCATCGACGTTAAAAATAATCAGACTATGTTCCATTACTCTAACTCAGGGTTCTCAGAAAACTGCCCCCCTATGTCTGGAACCATTTTCACAGACATAACCAATCTTGTTGCAAATGCGTGGTGATTGGCGTCGTGACATGTCACAAAGGCCGCCTAACGCCCACAAAAAAGCCCGCGACGCGGGCTTACTCTTCTTCTGGTGTTTTATCTTCAGTTTTCTTCTTTAAGCTTGGTTTTTGTCTGAGAACAAAAATACCAGCTACCGCAACAACCGTACCGATCACTGTTCCTGCCAGAACTTCATGGCCTGTTAAACCTAACAAGGTTGCGCAAGCTACTGTAAAAATAGTTGCACCAAGCCCGTATAACTGGCCTCGTTTATCTCTGTTGATGGCACCATCAAGTGCTTTTTCTTCCATTTTTTGACGGTGAGAAAATTCCTTTTCTGTCAACTGGAAGATGCGTTCAGGTGCATCAGGTAAAATATCCTGATACCCACGAAGCAGATATGGTGGAGGAAGTGGTCCCTGAAACGCATGGTGAGCGACAACTATCTCCTGAATTTCAGGACGATCAAGAACTCTTGTAAAGGCATCAGGGTGTTGAATGATCTCCTTACTGAGATCTTCATCCACTTCCTCAAACTCACTATCTTCGCTATCCCTTGGTTGCCCAGTAGAGTTTTGCATATCTGTCGAAAGATACGCTTTTAGCTTCTGGTTTTCCTCTTGCATCTGAGACGTTCCCTGATGTTGTTATTACCCACTTCCCGCCTTTTGGTGCCGGGATCTTTTTCCCGCCTTTTACAATGTAATCTGCATAAACACGGCCTTCAGAGCGTCTGATATCGTCGCCTACGGCCTTCATGTCTCGAGAGATAATCCTACCAGCAGAGTCATGGGTTACAACTCTGGAATAGTCAGAGCGAGGAGCGATACCCAAAGGGGTTCCTGACTCTAAAGCCAGCTCTTTGCTATATCTTCTGCTCATATACACCTCGACTAATCATCTTTACCTGAAAGGTAATTTCAAGCATCAGTATAATGCTTTGAACAACAATGAGTGTAAACAATTATTGATAATTGTAGGCGCGTCCCTGCGCCATCGTCGTCAGAACTTACCAGCCATGCTGTTGATGTACTGCGCGTGAGTCTGGATATCGCGCAGGCATTTACTGGCCCCGACAATATAGCTCATCATGGCCGCGAACTCTGCTACAGCACCTTCAACATCATGCCCGTCTGCGTCCAGTTGGCGTAGCAGGCTCATCATCAAAGAGTGCTCTGTCAGACCAAGAACGCCTTCAGGTGAATGGATGTGTTCACGGTAGTTTGGCTTGAGTGGCGCGCTGTAATTCTTTTGCTCTATCTGCATTGTCTGCATAACTGCCAATGCAGTGGCATTAGCAACCTGATCTGCAACAATTTTAATGCGGTCTTCCTGAGGAAGTGCATTTTTGATGTAACTTCCAGTGCGGCGGATTTGCGGGAGAACTTCACTAGTTACCCATTTGCGGAAACGGTAGGGGATAGTGCCAGGAGTCACCGCATCGCGACAGCGCAGGATCAGAGTGTAGAGCCCGGATTCAGAGATGATTGTTGCTTCCTGCTCTCCGCCAAGGGTGTCGGTTGAACCGACTCCCTTTTCATCGCTATCGAGTTTACGTACTGCATCGCGATGGTTTGCAATACCAATGGCACGACATACATCCATCGCAACAAACCAAGGCGCACCATCAATAATAATGGCCCTAACTTGGCAATCTGACTCAAAATTGAATACGGAAGGTTTAATTTGTGTAGACATGGTGTTCTCCTTTTAGTCGGATAACACCACCACTGAGACCAATCAGATGGTGGTGAGCTGTGCAGAGTTGGTCTTACCGGCTAAAAGGACCCGGCGCGGATTTCTCCGCCCCCACACAACCCACCATAATGCGAATGTGGCCGTGCTTAACGCATAAAAAAACCGCTTGCGCGGTGAATGCGCCTTTTAGTAATCCGGGAGACCAATCCCGGCACTGGATTTTGCCAGTGCCTGATCACTATGGCACAAGTATTTTGCGTTGTAAATTTACCGTAAAGGTAATAATAAACGCATTATGTAGGTTATTTCAACCTTATGTGGTTTGCTTACGTAACTGTTCCGCACAGTAATCTAGATGCGTTTGCAGATCCTGCATGGTCATTTGAGAGCTTGTGACGTAATTCACAAGGGCAACCAGTTCAGCCAGCGGCCCGTCAACGTTGAAGCCGTCTTTATCGAGTTCCCGCAGCAACTTCATAAGATGCGAGTCCTCCACCAGGGATATGACGCCTCCCGGCGTGTGCACTCTTTCATAAAATCCATCTTCCAGTGGGTGGTGATACCGCTGTTGCATTAACCATTCTCCATACGTTCACTGTATATATATACAGTATCAAATGTTTTACTCACTATCCAGCACGCATTGCGAATTACCTAAAAGGTAATAAAGCAAGTGGTTACCACTCATTCGATTCATATGTGGTTGAATGGGTAATAGAATGACCAGTAGTGCGGCGCGCCGGGTGCTGCGACTATCTGGAGATTTGACATGACGGTCTCAACCGAAGTCGACCACAACGAATACATGGGAAATGGTGTCACCACTTCATTCCCTTATACATTCAGAATTTTTAAAAAGTCAGATCTGATGGTGCAGGTATCTGACCTGAATGAAAGCATTACAGAGTTGGTTCTTGACACCGATTACACTGTTAGCGGCGCTGGAGGATACACCGGAGGTAATGTAATTCTGGCAAATCCTCTTCCTAATGGTTACCAGATTTCAATTTCCAGGGAATTGCCAGTTACGCAGGATACTGACCTTCGCAACCAGGGGAAGTTCTTCGCCGAAGTCCATGAGGATGCATTTGATAAATTGACAATGCTGATACAGCAGGCGTTTAGCTGGCTTCGTCTGGCTTTACGTAAACCTTCATTCGTGGCTAATTACTATGACGCGCTGAACAACTACATTCGTAATCTTCGTGATCCATCGCACCCTCAGGATGCAGCAACAAAAAGCTATGTAGATAGCCTCTCTAACACAAATTTAAGCCGGACTCTTAGAACTCCTGAGCCAATAATATCTTTGCCTGATATCGATCAGCGAAAAAATAAAATTGTAGCAATGGACGATTCTGGAAACCCTTTAATGGTTCTGCCTGAGTCAGGATCTGCTGCTGATGTTTTGATCGAGTTGGCAAAGCCATATGGATACACTTATATTGGTGGCCTTGCTGAGCATTATAGCCTCCCTGTTAAGTTCGTTGTTGTTGATAACGCACCTTATAATGGTGATTTAAAAGCAGCACTAACAGCAGCAACACCTGGTAGTGTTTTCTGGTTGGGTAAGAAAACGCATAACATTACTGGGCTATATGGTGTCAATAAAAATACCGTTGAGAATATTACTATCGTTGGGGCCGGAATGCCGCAACTATCATCTGATAAACGATATCTTATAGATGGGACTGGCACCATTATTCAAGGCACAATTAAAAATCAGGCAAGAGGCTTCAAGATATTTAATTGTGGTATAGACGTTGGTGATTATGTTTCTCAAAACGTTTATCCGACAGTTACTTATGAAGATGGCCTGCAGCATTACGGTGTTGGTGCAAATGCAAACATTGAAATACATAACGTGAAAATTCTTAACACCGTGACAGACCCATCAAAACCGGGTACTCACAGTCTCCTGCTTGAACAGTTGTCAGGTGTTAAATTAGGGTACGTGGAATGTATCGGCGGTTTTCATGGTTTTACAGTTAAATGCCAGGGTTTGCAGGGTGGTATTGCCCATTGTTACGGGCAGTATGGTGATGCCTTTATCTTCAAATCAGATTCTGGTGGCGCATGCGCCAGTAACTACATGGAAAGAATCACAGTTGGCCTTTATGACAACTCTGGCTGGCCTGACGTCACTATGGGCGGAATTTATGACGCTCATGATAACGTAACAATCGACAAAATTGGTATTGGAGAATTAATTGTACAGAACGCATCATGGGGATTGATACCGTCTGATGCCAATACAGGCTTCATAACAAACGTCAGCATTGGTAGATACTCTGCATTTAATGTCTATGGGAACTATTATTCATTAACCATTGATAATAAATGTGTTGGTTGGACTATCGGTGAGCACAGGATTAGTGGAGCTTCTGGTGGTATTCGTGTTCATCCAGATTCAGCTGAGATAAATATAGGCACCGGATCTTCGAAAGGTAACACAAAAAGTGGTTATGCACTCGGTGGTAACAGTTTAAGCCACGGTGTACTTTTCGCGAATGAGAATGGAGAAGCCGGGGTTGATTACCTTGGTGGGTTAGGATTTGATGCTTCTCTTGTTCATGGTTATGTAAATGGTACGGTACTTGTTTCAGGAATGCCAACGGCTAAAAATGGAAATCCAATTAACGGATGGGCTGATACAGGTGCATTCGATATGAATATCACAGGTAAGACTGTGAATATAACAGGTTCATTAACAAGGGGATCTTCTGCCGCTGCATATAATATTATTTCAGTATGCCAGCCGTTAAAGCAGACACCAATTCCAGCATGGGGAGTTAGCGCAGGAAGCGTAATGGTTCCTGTTGAGTGTTATGTTACGACATCCGGGCAGCTATATGTGGCAGGATTTGCATCAATTCCTACCGGTGGAACAATATATTTCTCAGGGCAATATTTATTCAAATAAATTTACCCAATGGGTAAATTTATCTGGCGTTTTATAGGTAATTCGATCCATATATGGTTTATTGTGTATGATGAACTCACCAACTAAGGGGGTTCATTATGCACAGTAAACGGTGGTTGCTATGTCAGCTCAGCTAACCAGTGAGTCTTTAAATCAGTGGCTTAGTATTGGTTCCCTGGCTGCTGTAATCGCAGGAGTTCCTCCGGAGGTGGCTCTTGGTGCTTTATCAGGCGCGGTAATATTTATTACCTCAGCTGTTGAATATCCCATTCGCCGCCGGGTTCTCCTGTCGATGCTCAGCTTTCTATGTGGGCTTCTTTTCTACAAACCAACTGCATCAATCCTTATCGGCGTAGCCAGCCTGATCCCAACTATCACGCAGGACTCTTTCGAGAAAGGGATCGTCTTCTCTGCTGGCGCGTTCGTGTCGGCAATCGTCGCAGTACGTATTGGTATCTGGCTCTATCACCGTTCCGACAATCCACGCGATTTAATTCCGGGGAGAAAAGACGATGACAACTCATGAGTTGCTTTTACTCATTGCCAATGCGGTTATCTGTTCTGCAATAGCAATCCGCGTCGGAACATTCCGGCGTAATGGATCGCAACATCGCAGGTGGGGAGGGTGGATAGCCTACTTCCTTATCGTGGCATCAGCCAGCATCCCCGTCCGCGCTGCATATGCAATCTGGTACCACACACCAATGGCCGCTGATTTATCAGAGGTCATCATCAACGCTGTCATGCTTGCCGCCGTTCTGAAAACTCGCGGTAACGTCGTGCAGATATTCAAGATATCGAGGTCTCAACATGGACATTAACCAGTTCCGGCGCGCCGCCGGTATTACTGAGCAACTGGCCACGCGCTGGTATCAACATATCACCGCAGCCATGAATGAATTTGGCATTATTAAGCCTGAAGACCAGGCGATGTTTATTGCGCAGGCTGGGCATGAATCTCGCGGATTTAGTCGTTTGGTGGAGAGTATGGATTATAGCGTTGCAGGACTGGCTGATTTCGTTCGATACGGGCGGCTCACTCAGAACCAGGCTAATGCTCTTGGCCGTCGTTCTTATGAAAAAGTACTGCCACTGGAACGCCAGCGCGCGATCGCCAATCTGGTGTACAGCAAACGCATGGGCAACAACTGTCCAGGTGATGGATGGAACTACCGAGGGCGTGGGCTTATCCAGATCACCGGTCTGAACAACTACCGGGATTGCGGTAACGGTCTGAAGGTTGATCTGGTAGCACAGCCTGAACTGCTGGCGCAGGATGAATACGCTGCCCGCAGCGCGGCGTGGTTCTTCGCCACCAAAGGCTGCATGAAATATACCGGCGACCTGGTACGCGTCACGCAGATCATTAACGGTGGCCAGAACGGTATCGACGACCGGCGGGCGCGTTACGGTGCTGCCCGTAAGGCGCTGTTATGATCTGGGCATTCGTCAAAGCGTACTGGAAGCAGTTGCTTATCGTGGCAATGCTTGCTGCTCTGGTTATTACTGCGGTTGTTGCCTGGAATGTTCATGGTGACCGGCAGTATGCCGCCGGGTATGCGCAAGCGCAGGTAGATCAGAAACAGGCTGATGATAAGGCCAGGTCACAACGTGATCAGGAGAAAACACAAATTGAACGTGAAGCACAATCCCGTATCGATGTGGCGCGTGCTGATGCTGAGCATGCTAATTCCGCTGCTGACGGCCTGCGCTCCGAGCTTGACAAAACCAAGCGACTCGCCGAACACTATACCGGATCTTTCCCCACTGGCACGCCAGCCAGCAAGGTCATCGGCGTGCTCGCCGACATGCTTGAAGAAAGCAATCGATCTTACATCGCAGCAGCAGAAGAGGCTGAGCGATATCGGTCTGCAGGACTCACATGCGAGCGACAGTACGACTCCCTGAAAGCGGGGCACTGATTTCCGGTGACGGTATATAAAACGGTACGGTAAAAATCGGTTTCAGGAAAGTTGTTACCAGTCAATTAGTTATGTTTTCCGTAAATAATTGAGTGGGAATAAGCCGATAACCTTTCCTGAGTTTTCATGAACAGGTAAAAATGCAATCAACCCTCTGTTTTTACAGGGGGTTTTTATTTGTGTACATTCATGAGTTTTCTATGCGGCGCACAGTTCCTGACGGTAAATTTGACGTAATCGTCGAACCAGGTCGAGTCATAAAGAAAATCATTTAATAATAATGAATATCCATATTGATTACTTCGGGGACTCTATGTCCTGCTTATTACTAAAACTGGATATATTCTTTGCGGAATTTACAGCGTATATTTCAAGTTGATCGTCATTAGAATGAGATTGCCAAATATCAATAATTTGTGGAAATCACAGCCAGCACGCCTTCACCCGCTTGGTTGATGAGATGCCGCTGCTTCCAGCCGCGACATCTCGTATTGTATAGCCAATTCTGGACGGTTAGTTAGCATCGGTGTGCTAACGCAAAAAGCGACCTCTCAGCACCTTATTATCCACAATCTCTAACAATACCTGCGGTGATTGGGCTGCCTGGATGCGTTCGCCGAGTTGTGTAAGTAAAACGTTATCAGTGTTAAGCAGATTATCCGTTTGATTTAGCTTGCGTTCTACCTGTAAGGCATTTGCCTGGGTGCTGCTTGCTCGTTCAAATAACGGCTTCATCTTGCTGAGATGATGGGCGACTTTACGTTTTATTTTTTCCCATTGCTGAAATATGCCGTTGCTGGCATTCAGTTCTTTTAAATATACTTCGCTTGTCAGGACAAATTCTTGGTTGCCGTCATGCTTGATGAACAGGATGAGATTAGCCACCAACAAACATTGCATACCCGTCAGATACTCACGCTGCAACCGTTCAACATTGCTTATTTTCAGTTTGAGCGCTTCCCGGAGATCGTCAGATCCAAACCAACTGGTTGGTTCAAATTGTTCAATTTCTCGATATGCCTGAGTGATATCCTTTTCAAGATGCTTAACCTGCGAGCGTACTTCCTGCGCGCTTTTGGCCAGGTTGAGTAGCGACTCTTTGGTGATAATGTCATTACGGCTCAGTAATAAACCGATAATATTGAGATGTTCATGGAAAGCCTGGATCTTCGCGAGGCGCGATTGTTCAAGATGGCTTTTAATCGAATCGATCTTTTGTTCGATGATCCGCAGCCTCTCATTAATATCGGCAAGATGTTTTTGGGCCAGAAGTTGTGACGCGATATTAAAAACCAGGCTGGCATTGACCAGCGACTTCAGATTTTCAGCTTCGTGAAATCGGGCTTGCGCGCCAATTTTGTTGGTGTCTGGATTAAGTACCGCGCCGATTGCTCCGCTGCCATCTTTCGCCTGTACCAGTTGGCTGTATTCGAAAGAACAGGTCATTAATTGTGTCGCGTTACCTGCAACGGCAGTGGCGACGGTGGGTACGCTACTGAGCCAGTGGTTCAAGAGTGAAATGCTGCTGGGATCAAGTTCCGTCTGCGAGTCCTGTTGCGTAATATCTTGCCAGTATCCAGGCTGGCTGTGTATTTTCACCAGGGCATTATTTTGCGCGTCGACGATGTCCACCTCGAAGGCCGCTTCTTGCTCAGCTATCTGATTGTTGTTCGCTAAAGTTGACATAGGGTGAATTCTGCTGGGTTAGTTACGGTATTTTTACTGCGCTACTTTGGGCGAGTAAAGCATGTTGAGCATCGCGATATGGGCAATGAAAGGAATTGTTACCCGGTATGCCTCCCCAAGCGTTTGGTTAGCAAGGCCAATCGTACTGACGATAGCAGTGACGGGATGTAAGCGGAGTGCGGCAAATGCCGCTACGCTTGCCGCAGTTGACAGGCCGATAACAACCCCTTTATCGTTGATGCGCAGATTATCCTGCATCTTGAAAAAACCGGAGACAACTTTCGTTTCTGTGCAGCGCTCCCAACGTTCATGATCGGCTAATGACTGCCAGTCATCACCAAACAAACTTAGGACGATTTCCCGCTCTTTTGTGGCGTTATTTTTTTTCTTGCTGTCTTTGCCATTGAGCTTTTTATGAACATCGGTTAATAACTCAGAATAAGGCAACGGCTCACTGCGGAAAATATTAACGAGCGAGTGTCCGCCATATTCCTGCAATTCATGTAGCAGATGCCGCAGTCCATGCTCGCTGTAGTCCCGTTCTGCCTTCTCTTCGAGTAGTAAGTCCTTAACGGACGATGATAATGCTACCCGGCCCTTGCCGTTGTCTGTCAAAACGTCGACCAGATAGTCAATGTGATTGAGGGAGGTTTTTTTCAGTAACGACAGGATATGTGGGTCACATTTGACCGGTTGTTCCAT